ATGTAATTAAGGATATGCTTAATTGGAAAATCAAGGGAGTAAACAGAAGGGCAATCTATTTCCTTATGTTGATGGGTGGTGAGCAGTATATGGTTTGGAAGTCTGCGGAAGAGGCCCTGTTGCGTTATACCGAATTAGAGATTAAATTAGAGGCTGAAGATGAAGTTGCTCAAGCCAAGATAGTTCAAGCGGAAAAGACTCGAAGAGAAATTATTAACATGACGATGTCACAAATTGCATCTTCAAAAACTGATTTCTTACAAGGGGAAAAAAGCAAAGAATTAGAGGATGAGTTAACTGAGTTTACTTTGTTAGATTCTTTAGGCATAAGACCCGAAGAGTATATTCGTGAGTTTGAACAAAATGGAGATGTATTCCCTGATATAGATGCGTGAAGTAAAATATAAATATAATAGATCAGAGGAGTTCATTGTTGTTAATAACGGTGATGAGGATTTGTATCCGATAACAATTAAAGTCCCCTCTCTTGAGGAATATTATAATTTGCCATACGAAGAAGCTATAAAAAAAGTTGAAGGTTACGGACTATCCCCTGAAAAGCAGAAGTTTACTTACCAGGATATGCCGTCAAAATTAGTTGAGATTGAATCTGTTATTCGTAGAAAGAAGCAGATGAAGCCTAAAGATGTGGTGAAATTAGAAGACATAGACGAAGAGTTATTTAACGATGTTTCTCTCTACTCCAAAGAAATAAATTGGATTAAGAAGCAAATCAAGAGACACTACAAGGGTTATTTCTTTTTTAATAATGGCACCCCTACTTATATGCCCGGTTGTCAATACACATACTTAAACTACTGGCCAATTGGTAACGGAAGAAATACAAAAGGATTAGCGGAGTATAGAGACAGGGATAGAAAATGGTTTTTGACCGTTATGTATGCGTACACAACACAGGAGGCTTTCTATAAGTTTAAGGTTGTTTATTTAGATAAAAAGAAAAGTTATGTTCGTTACTTCAATATGCAGAAAAGTGTAGATGAGTTTAAAGAGAAGCATAAAGATTGTTATGTAGAGAAAGGTGATTACACGATAGATACAGGGGAGAGAACAACTTACGGAGTTATCTACCCGAAACACCGAAGAGAGGGGGCGACCTCTCGTGCAGGCTTTATGAACTGGTATGTGACGGCAACCCTAGGGATACAAAGGTTTGGTGGTATACAGAGTATGTCCGATTACCACTCCACTCAAGTATTTGTGGATCACATTGCAAAGCGTCTCCGCAGAATGCCTTTCTTTTTTAAATTAATGACTGAGGGTTCTTCTGTCCCCAAGGAAGCCATACAATTTACAGCACCTGCAAACAGAACAGCAGGAGGTGTAGGAACAACTTCTCTTCCTCCACACGAGGGTTGGATAAACCACCGACCATCTGGAGAGAGAGCTTATGACATGGAGAAACTTCACTTTATTCACCACGATGAGGTTGGTAAGATTGACCCAAAGGCAGGTATTAATATTAATGTTGTTGATAGATGGAGAGTTGTTATGAAGTGTCTCGCACAAGGACCCTATATACACGGCATAGGTCTCTTAACATCAACATTAGGTGAGATGGAAAAAGGAGGTGGAGAGCAGATGAAGAAACTCATTCTCGGGTCTCGCTTCAATGAAAGAAACGACAACGGACAGACAATGACCGGTCTGCTCAATTTATTTTTTCCTGCACACGATGGTTTGGATGGATTTATTGATGAGTACGGTAACTCTATTGTTGAAGATCCTGAGAAACCAACAAAGAATGTTGACGGGAAGTTTGTTTCGATGGGAGCAAAAACATATTTAGAAAATAAAAGGAGAGCGTTTGAAATGAACGGAGACCAAACGGGACTTATTGAGGAGATGCAAAACTTCCCAATGAACCTGAAGGAGTGTTTCATGTCGGCATCTAAAGACTCTTCTTTCCCTGTACTCAAGATAAGAAAAAGAATTACAGAGTTGACGTTTGAAAAACATAAGACTCGTAGATATAACTTCGAGTGGGAAAACGGAAGATGCTCAAAAGTAAAACTTATTGAAGACGATGAGGGCAAGTTTAATATTTCATATCTTCCTCCATCGGGTGCTAGAAATATAAAAGAGTGGGACTCTGACTTAGAGTCTTGGAAACCAGGTTGGACTGTTATGAACAAGTTTGTGATGGGGGCTGACCCTGCCAAATACGAGTCCCATGAGGTAAGCGGCAAGAAAAAGTCTTACAACGCAGGTGCAATGTATTACAAGAAAGATGACCACCTTGACGGAGATACAGGTTTGCTTATTAAGCCAAGAGGGATGTGGGCATCTGATAAGTTTGTCCTCACTTATAAACAAAGGGATGTTGGAAGAGAGGAGTATTGCGATGACATGGCAAAGTCTTGTATGTTCTTTGGTGCTATGTTATATCCTGAGATGAATATCACCTTCCTTTACGAAAAGTTTTTAGAGTGGGGATTAAAAGGATATCTCTTATACGACATGGATGAGAACGGTTTCAGAAAACCATTACCAGGAAGAATTACCACAGATGGCTCAAGCAATTCGGCAAAGCAAGACATCTTTGATAGTTGGGAACATTACCTCAAAAACGGGGTAGAGGGAGAGAATCATATAGAGATTTTAGAGGAATGTGCGAACATTGACGGTAAGCAAGAAATGACAAAATACGATTTATTTGCAGCTGGAGGCTATGCACTTTTGGGAAGTAAGTCAGTTTACCCTAAATTTGTAGAATTAAATGAGCAATCTATGAATATAGATTCAAAACTTTTTGATACATTTGATTATTATTAAAGTATGAGCGAATATACTATCTTGTGGCCAAAGGATGATATTGATCCTAAAAAGAAAGACAACAACTGGTTGTCTCAAATAGGCCGTGCTATTTTTTATCGTTACGAAAATAACAAAACTTATTTTGGCAGACAAGATATTGCTCGTTTATTTGAGATAAGAAACTACTCTGAAGGAAGACAAAACCAACAGAAGTATATTGATATGTGGATTCAGCGTGGGGAGGAGAAAACAAGTTTATCAAGTCCTAACGCACAAGCACAACGTATTCGTAGAAAAGGGTACGCTAACATGAATTTTGAGATTTTCTCAATTGCTCCCGAATTAAAAAGAGTTATTCACTCTGTAATAGGTACGGAAAATCAACGTATTCAAGTTGACTGTATTAACCCAGAGATTAAAAATAAGAAAGCATTAGATAAGGCAACTCTTTACGTTAAGTCTAAGATGGAGCCTTTAATGAAAGATATAGGAATGCCTCAAACTGGCGAAGGTGAATTCCTTCCTCAGAACTCTGGTGAGTTAGATGTGTTTGAGAGTCTTGGAGGCTTTAAACAGAATTTAGAAATTACTTTAGAAAAGTTAATAGAGTTAGGTTTTACAAATAGTGATTGGGGAAAGATTGAACGTCAGTTAAAAGACGATGCTATCAATTTCAACTTTATGGTTTGTAAGGACTACACCGATGCTCATACAGGAATGGCAAAGGTGAAGTATGTAGACGTAACTAAGTTTATCTGTGCGTGGACAGATGATTCTCAAGGGGATAACACTCCATTTGCAGGACACTTTGAAAAATATAACATTCCACAAATTAGAGACTTGCTCATCCAAAACGGATGGACCGAAGAAGATACTGAAAGACAGGTTAATAGAATTGCTAAATGGGCGTTTGATTTAACTTACTCAAACGATAGATACGGATGGTCTTGGTACTGCCAAAGAGATACTATCACGGATCGTATGCGTTACGATGATTTCTTTGTGGATGTTCTTGAGTTTGAATACATTTCAAAAGACACTCAGTTCTACAAGAAGAAGAATCGTGACGGTATTCACACATTCTACTCAGACAAGTTTGGGGAATATGTAAATACAGACAAGAAGCAAACTGTTATTGTAGACGCTCACGTTATTTACGAGGGTTACTTTATCCCAGGAGCAAATATCACAGTAGGTGGTAAGCAGAAGAACATGAAGAGAGTGAGTAAACAAAAGCCTCAAATCTCTTATCGTTTTGAAAGGGTGCCAGGTAAGGCTATTACAGAAACAGCCATACCTATTTACGACTCTCTTCAAATCAATCACCTTAAATTGCAAGCCGCTAAACTAGCCGCTGCTCCAAAGGGTATTGCGATTGATATTGGGGCATTAAACATTAATAGCATAGCAGGTTCTATGTACACCCCATTTGACCTTGTTCAAGTGTATTCTCACACAGGTAATTTCTTTTACAAATCTTCTTTATTAGGGGGTAAGGTAAATACAAATAAAACCTTTGATGAACTAGAGGGTGGTATTGGTAAACAACTTTCTGAATGGATTTTAGCTTACCAACATGACGTAGAAAAATTACTTCAGATTACAGGAATTACCCCAACCATGGCTGGGTCTCCTGCAAAGGGTGATAAGTTAGTTGGTGTAGCCGAGATGGAAGTAGAGGCTACTAACAATGCGTTGTGGCCACTACAACAAGCCTTAGAGCGTCTGAAAGTTAAGATGGGTCAGAACATTGCTCTTCGCGCCATGACAACTATGCGTTTTGATAGCGAGGTAAAATCTTATTACGAAGATGTTTTTGGTAAAACAGCAATTGAGTATATGATGCCTGCTGCTGATTTTACATTAGACGAGTTAGGAATTTCTCTTAGTAATAAGATTTCTTCCACACAGAAGTTTAAAATTGCAGAGGCGGCTGAAACTGCATTAAAAGTAGGTCGTAACGGAATGCCTGAGATAGAACTTTCTGACTACACTATGATTCTTGAGATGTTAGAGAAGGGACGTTTGAAAGAAGCAACTTGGTACTTGACATACAAGAGTAGCAAGAAGCGTCAATACAACGATCAAATGGCTGCTCAAAACCAACAAGCTCAAGCACAATCTCTTCAAGAGTTGGAGTTGATGAAACAGAAAGGTGAGATGGAAATAATGCAGATGAAGGCTAAAATTGAAGTTGAAAAAGAAGCTGCTCTTTCTAACATTAGAGTTAAAGAAAAGCAAATGATTATTGCCGCTGAAACTCAAGGAACAATTGAGGAAATTAAAGCAGAGGCATATTTACAGGAGCAGACCGGTTCTGAAATTACGGGGAAGTTCCGTAAACCAAGCGCATAAACACAAAAACAACACATAATGGAAAATCAAGAACAAACTACGCCTACAAACATTTTTAGTTTTTTAGGTGTGGATAACCCAAATACTGCACCGATGCAGTCTTCGGATGAGCCAGCTCCTTCTTTTGAGCCAACAGCATCTTCTGATGGTGGTGAACCTGCTCCAATAGTAGACACTGCTATTAATGAAGACACTACCTTTAAAGCATCTGACCTGAGAGCAATCTTCGGGGACTTTGAGTCTATGGATTCTATTAAAGAAAAGTATTCTGGATTTGAGGAGAGAGCAAGAAAGTATGACGAGTACGAGCCTCTTATCTCTCAACAAGAGAATTTAATTAAAGAGTTAGAATCTCCTTTTGCAAATGAAAGACTTGCTGGACTTAACTCATTTATTAGAAACACGGGTATTAACGACTTAGATGTTGCTAGTAAGTTTGTTGGCAAAACATCCGAAGAAATTAAACAGAACCCTATTCAAGTCATGGCACTTTCTCAAGTGATTCAAGAGCCAGACTTGTTGAATAATATGTCCTTTGAAGATCTTTGTGAGGCAATTGCTGATGAGAATAACACCTATGCTGACGTTACTTTTGAAGACGCTCCAAAGGTGATGAAAATGAAGATTGGAAAAAACATGGCAGTCGTTGAAGAAAAATTACAAAATATTGGACAGAATAAAGATTTTGTTGCATCTTTGCGTAACCAATACAACGAGTCTAAAGAGACTGTTGCAAAGGCTGTCCAGGAATGGAAGCCGACAATTGAAAAACTGACTGATTTGAAAGAGGTGGAGTATGACCTTGAGGGGTACAAAGTGAAGGCGCAGGTGTCTGCGGAAACCCGAACTCAACTCCAAAAAGAGATTACAAATATCATCGCTTCAAATCCATCTTTACCAGATGATCAAAGTATTGAGCTTATAAACACATATGTTCGGAGTCGAATAGAAAACTTAGAAGCAGCCAATATTTATAAATCTCTTATTACAGCCGCTAAAGGGGAGGCCCTAGAAAAATCGGTTAAAGAGTTTCATAACGGATCGTCTGTTGCTAGACCGGAAAAGCAGGGTGGAAGTAATGAGAAGAGTCAATTGTTGCAATACTTTGAAAAACAAGTTTAAGGAAAAAACAAATTTTTTTTACTCATTTAATACTTTACCAAAATGGCTTTTGGAAATGCTTCAAATAATGCGATAACCGCATCGAGTGGTCTTAACGGAGACCTCTTATCACTTTTTGACGCAAGTTACACTACAGGCTTATTAGTGCCTCACTACTTGCGTACACTTAAAAACAAATTCGGAGACAACGGTCTTTCTGACTTCCAACTTTTGATGGGATTAGGAATGAAGCGTGGTGTTCAGAATATCACAGGATGGCACTGGGAGAAGGGTCTTTATGACGCTCCTATCGTTGCTGCAACTGCACAAGGAACTGTTCCTTCTACAGGATTCACTTTTGATTCTGATCCTATCGCAGGTGGTAACGTAGCTCCAAACAGTGCTACCAATGCGTTGACTTTCTTGGGTAACAATGCTAATGCTTCAGGTCCATATCTTGACCAACCAGCTAGCGGTGCAGTACTACAACGTACACTTACGCAAAGCCTGGTCAAATCATCATGAACACAAGCAATGCTAACTTACCACAATACTTAGTTACTACCGTATCGGGAGTTACCGTAACTGTTAAGCCAGTTTTATCTGGAACAACTGATACAGTTGCTGTAGGTGATATCTTTGTTGTAGTTGGTTCTGCATGGGCTGAAGGTACAGACCAACCAATATCTTCTCAATCTTTCTGGACTAAGTACAACTGGAAGACTCAAATCTTCAAAGAGACTTACCAACTTTCTGGTACTCAAAAAACTAACGCCCCACAGTGGATGGAAGTTGAGTACGGAGATGGCAAGACTAAGAAAATGAACGGATTCTTCTACGAAGGTCAAGACGAGGCTGAATATCGTTTGATTAAGCAAATCGCTTTGTCAATGATTTTCGGACAATCTCAAACTAACTCAAGCGTACCTCAAACTTTCTCTGGTCTAGATTCTGAGATTACTTCTCGTGGATATACTCACAGCGTTGGTGGTTCTGGTAACTTTGATGTTTCTGACTTCCGTACCATTGCTAACGTAATGAGCCGTAGATACTCTAGCAACTTGTTCTTGGCTTGGTTGACTAACGAATTGTATTCTGAGTTAAACCAAGATTTGAATAGTGCTTCTGGATCTTATATCCAAAACGCTAACTTGGTTAACGCTACAACTCAAGCAATTGCTGATGTATTCTTCGGTGGTAACATGGAGCAAACTGAGACTTTGTTCTCTACTTTCTCTTGGCAGGCTATCAATGTGGATGGTTACAACTTCGCATTGAAAAACGCTCGTTTCATGCAAGATCCAGCAACTACTGCTGCTAACACAACTTCACAGTTACGCAGACGTGGATGGGTTATTCCATTGAACAAAGTTCAAGACGCTGAAGGAGTTCTTCGCAATCGTATCGAGTTGGTTTACAAGGAGATGGACGGATATAGCCGCTTCATGGAAATCACAGACGATGGTCGTGCTTCTGCTCGTAAGATTGGGCCAACTGACGTTGCTCGTCTTTACTTGTCATCTGACCTTGGATTTGACTTCTTCACATTGGAGCAATTCACTCGTATCACAGACTAATCTTAGTCTAAAAATATGTAAAAAGGGGAGGGAGGAAACTCTCTCCCTAATTTACTAAACACACACACAAAAAAATAACAATAATAAATCACAACTATGCTATTTCAAGATGGCCAAAAATTTATCCTTGATGAAGAGGATTTGAATCAGTTAAAGGAAGCTTTTCCTGATTACATGAATAAAAATAAAATCCTTCGAATTACT